GTGCAGTATCTTACCCTTTCAATTATGAATGGTAACGCTGCCCTACGGAGATTCACAGGTATGTATGAACTGAGGAAGGAAAGAGGTAGGACCTCTCTCTACCAACACCATTTGCTCCCTGATTCCCTACCTCATCGGCAGGGTGATCAGGTTGCAAGTGTCAAGTTGGTAGCGGAGGGCCTATATGGTGTCAGAGACTACCTTGTCAATACTCTTCTTACTTCATGGAAGGAAAAGAGTCAGTTCTACTCCACGTTGTTGGATGGGTATTTCCATCAACCACTTGGAGGAGACTACTTCCTTTCCTACCCTGAAGAACCCACTCATCATAATAAAGTGAAGGCCCATGCGATCCTCGAACCTCTTAAGGTTAGAATGATCACAGTTGGGGCCGGAGAGAACTGGGCACTGAAGCCCCTCCAGAGAGCCATGTTTAATAGCATGTCAACCTGGAAGTGCTTCCGTCCCTGTTTCTCACCCGATTATGACGATGAGATTGAAGAGTTAGGCAAGTTGCCTGGTCAATGGCTCTCAGGGGATTATTCCGCTGCTACCGATGGTCTACACTCCCAGATAATGGGGGTAGCCGTCGAAGCTATCGCGCAATCCCTTGAGGACTATTGTCCTGAACTCATTCCTTATCTACTTCAGGAAGGGTCACCCCATACAATAATCTATCCACCATGGACAGAACTGGAACCTGTAGTCCAAACCAATGGGCAATTGATGGGTAGCTTACTTAGCTTCCCCATTCTCTGCCTTGCCAATGCTTTCACTATTTGTAAAGCTACTGGTACAAATTTGGATACTCTTCCCGGTCTGATCCATGGCGATGATGTTTTAGCCCGTCTTACACGCAATCAGTTCTCCATCTGGGGAACTGTCGCGGGTAAAATTGGTCTCGAGCTCTCCATTGGAAAGAACTATTTCTCTCCTCACTGGGGATCCATTGACTCTCAAATCTTCTTTGAGGGAAAACGGGTTCCTGACTGTGGGAAGTGGAAAGGACTTTCTTCTGGTGACGCAGATTCTGTTAGCCTCTTGATAAAGAGAGGCTTTCCAAAATCTCTCATCGTGGATTATTGTAAGGATGTACTGAAGACAACTCACCGTTCTCTTGATGTATCAAGAGAGTTTGGTGGTTTGGACCCAGTAGAGGGGAAGTTACCTCAAACCGCGACTGATCATGCCGTCTATTTGGTTCGATTCCGAAACCAACTCAAGTTTAGAAAAATTCTTGAGGAGGAATTCGCGATCTACCCAAAAAGTTGGTGCGATCAGTTACCTTTTGAGGCAACACCCTTACCCTTCGAGCTCCCTATACCGGACCTCCGTCAGAACTCCACTGCTGACTTTTATCGTGAGATAAAAGTTAGAGATAAAGGATTGACGGTTCCGGTTGGGGGGTTTGTTCCACTAAGCCAAGACTTCCATAACATCGTTGTTAAGGAGAATCAGAAGCCCTTTTTACAGAACTTCTTACGCTCCCGCTCAACTGTGTTGAGTCCGGAAGACAAGGCTTATTTCCGCTGCCTGGCTGAACATAATGGGAAAATTACTTCACAATTTGAAGAAACAGACCCAAGAGATCAGTAACCTGCAGGACACAATACTAGAGATCATGTCACAAGGTATTGGCAGGTGTGGCTTTTAGACCGTTGTGGTCAAGGGTAGACACCCAGTCTAACCCGGAAAGATAGATCCG